AGTATTAATTAATATTGATAATAGTAATGATACTTATTTAACAATTAATTGTCAATATAATGATTTAACAAGTATTGCTTATATAAATAATGTGGTTAACTTTGCAACCAATTAAGATATTTAAGTTTAATGTATAACTAATAAACAAATTAATTATGGATATAGATTTTGACGGTACAAATCAACAGCCTGTTAATAATGGTGGTACTGCACCTAACAATGACAATAATCCTATGGCAGCCCCAGATATTAATGGAGGTAATAATGGAGCTACAGATATTAATAGTCAGAATAGTCAACCAACAACTCCTTCAACAAATCAACAAGTAACAGAACCTACAACTCCTCCAGCAAATACTAATAACAATCAACAAGAAGCTGATAATAATCAACAACCTTCTACGGGGGAGTTAACAGTTGGTTCTCAAGTCCAGTTTGATGGTCAAACTTATACTGTCGCTGAGAATGGAGATTTAGTTGATGCTAATAATAATGTATTTAAATCTGCTGCTGATGTACAAGATTGGATAAAATCTCTTGAAATTGACGATTCAAATGATAATGGAGAAATCAATATTGATAATATTCAGAAAGCTGTAGGTCTTGAAATTACAGGAGAAGATGGTAATCCTATTGAATACACAAATGATGCTGAAGGAATTAAAGCTTATATTAACGATGTTGTAACTAATGCTTGCCATGAAGTTGAGCAAGCTACTATAAATAGAATTTATAATGACAATCCTTTAGTTAAATCATTTATTGATTATATTACAATAAACGGTAGTGCTAAAGGTTTTGGTGAAATTCCTGATAGAAGTAATGTCAATCTTGATAAAGATAATGAAGCTCAACAAGAGAATATAATTCTTGCAGCAGCTCAAGAGTTTGGTAACAAATCTGTTAATGAGAATTATATTAAATATCTTAAAGATAGTGGTGCTCTTTATGATGAAGCTAAATCTTGTCTTGAAGCTCTTCAACAGAAAGATGAACAAGTTCGTCAGCAACTTGAAGAACAAGCTAGACAGGAAGAAGAAAATCAAATCAAGCAAGCAACTGAATATTACAATTATGTAAACAATTTGATTAAAGGAGGAACTATTGGAGAATATGCTATTCCTGAAACTTTAGTTAGAGAAGTTAATGGTCAAAAAATAACAGTTAATCGTGATGATTTCTTCGATTTCGTTTCTAGACCTATTACAGATAATGAAGGTAATAAGTATAATTCTACTGCCGATATGATATACGCTCATCTTCCTTTTGAGAAGCAAGTGGAAATGAATATGATAAATGATTGGCTTTTGTTTACAGGTGGTACTTATAAAGATTTAGTTGATATGGCTATTAAGGAAAATCAAGTTAAAGTCCTTAAACTTAAATCCAAGCAACAAGGTACTAAAGGAACTGTTCGCATAACAAAGCCTACTGATAATAAATTCAATGCTAATGATTTGGTATTTGATTAAACTAATCTAATTATTAATTAAATTAAATTTAATATGTATAAACTTAGAGAAGTACAACGTGGTAATTATGATGATAGAGGTTACTCTAATGAGGAAACTATTGCTCATCTAATGCTTACTAAACCTGCTGAGATTAACTCTACTCTCACCTATACATACGGTATGGATGATGATAGATTTCCTCTCACATTTTTGACTGAAGGTCAAGGTTCTGCTGGTGTAGTAGATATTGATACTGTTGATTGGACATGGAAGACTATGGGTCGTATGAAGTTTAATGACCAAGTTCTTGCTACTCCTACAACTAGTAATGTTGGACAAGGTGGTGTAATGTTCGATGTTGAGTTTAAAACTCATTGGTTTATTGAGCAATATGGTTTGATTGCTCCTGATGGTATTACTCAAGTTCGTATTATGAAAGACCTTGGTGAAGGACCAAATGGTGGTTATCTTTATCGTCTTCGTCTTACAACCCCTAATCCAAATGCTTTTGTTTCTGCTGATAATCTTAAAGTTGGTGCTTATTGGTCTTTGACTGCTCCTACTATTCCTCAGAGTTATTCTAAGGGTAATCGTAGTAATGTTATGGGACCTGGTAAGATGACTTCTCAACTTGAGTTCCACCGTTATTCTAAAGAGATTGCTGGTAATATTAGTAACACTGTAGTTACTTATGAGTTTAAGACTAAAGGTGGTGGTACTACTAATCTTTGGATTAATGAGGAGATGCGTCAGTTTGACATTCAATGTCGTATTATGGATGAGGAACGTCTTTGGTTTGCTCAATATAATAAGACTGTAAATGGTGAAATTACTCTTGTTGACCCCGATAATGGTCAACCAATTCCTCATACGGCTGGTATGGAAGAGATTTGTCGTGAAAGTAACTATGATACTTATGGAGAGGAACTTACTCTTAATAAACTTGAGCGTACTGTAGGTGATGTTCTTGATAAAGATACTGATACTGGTTCTATGGAGGTTATTCTTTGTGCTGGTAAAGGATTTATGCAAGACTTTGACCGCGCTATTCGTAATGATGCTCGTTCTGAGGGATTTGTAACTCCTCTTGGCGATAAGATGATTGAGACTTCAGGTGATGGTCTTTCTTACGGTAAATATTTCCGTCAATATAAAACTGTTGATGGTCATACTATCACTATGAAACATCTTCCACTTCTTGACAAGGGTACATTTGCTGAGAACGCTAAGTCTAATGGTATGATTCATCCTCGTACAGGACTTCCTATTACATCTCACCAAGCTTTCCTTATTGACATGTCTACTTATGACGGTCGTCGTAATGTTCGTAAGGTTCGTCAAAAGGGTCAAATTTATAATGCTGGTGTATATAAAGGTCTTACTCCAATTCCTGCTTCATGGGGTGGCTTCCCAACTAATGTTCTTTCAACTGATGTTGATGCTTCTCGTTATGAGGTTAAGAACTCATACGGTCTGCAAGTAGATAAAACTACTAAGATGTTCCAACTCAAGTGTGTACTTTAAATTGAACTAATAATAAAAGAGATATGGCTGAATTTAATCCAACATTTAATGGAGGAGGTCTAATTAAACCTCAAGGTAAACCTGAAGACAAGATTGAATCTAAAGGTGAAGAAGTAGAAATTAAAGATAATGAAATATCTAGCACCCCTGTAGAAGAAACTCCTGCTGAAGAGTTTTTTGAGGATGCTGATTTGGATGCAGAATATACTGATAATAGAACTATTATTATTTCTCTTGTTAGTAATTATTCTAACTATCGTAGAGTTAACATGGCTAGTCTTGGTCCTGTTAAAGCTACTATAGGTTCTTCTGTTCGTTCTACTAGAACTCTTATGGGTCATAAGGGTGAAATTGAAGCTTATTTTCCAAGTCTTCTAGGTATTAGTTCTACTCATAACGATTTCGTAAGTAGAGTTAAATCTTATCTTAGCAATATACAGTTTACCATTACAGGTGGTGATGCTAAACTTGATACAAGTTTTGTTTATTATCACAAGAAAGATTATATTGAAATTAAGAAGCAAGAAGATAAAATTCTTAATGCTTATAATCGTATTCCAAAAAATAATCTTGATGAGCTTTATAAAGGAGCTATAAAACGTGATAAAGAACTCGATATGCTCGAAAGTACTAAATATAAATATGGTTATCCTGTTAATCTTGAAGAGTATATTTTGTATCGTCATTGTATTCTTTATAGTGAAGTAGCTAAAGACCCTGTATTTATTAATGGTAATCAGAATCTTAGATTCTATATCAAAGATTTGGCTAGAGAAGAAGCTCGTAAGAAGAAACTTGTTGAAGAACGTAAGATTGCTCTTCGTAATATAGTTGAACTTGATGCTTCACCATCTAGATTCCAAGCTGTTTATCTTGCAGTTTGTAAGGCTTCTAATCAAAATATTGCTGCTGCTCTTAATAAAGATAAGATTAAACAAACTACAGAACTTATGGATTATGCTAATACTAATCCTGATAAATTTAACAAGTTTGTTAATGACAAGAATGTAGTTCTTAAAGCGTTTATTGAAACATTGATAGTACGTGGTGAACTTGTTCGTTCTACTTATAATCAACAAATAACTACTGCTGATGGCGGATTTATTGGAGCTAATTTGAATGAAGCTGTTGCTTATTTCAATAATCCAAATAATAATGCAGTTAAAGTTATGTATGAGAATAAATTAAAGTTAATATAAATAGTTTGAGTTATGGATATAGCAGATATGCACATAATGTTTAGACAGTTGGCTCAACAAATGGGTATGCAGAATGTTCGTGCTATTCTGCCTGAACAAATAGACTTGTTATTGAATACGGCTATAACTGATGTAGTCAACGAGATTATCAAAAGAAATATAGCTGGAACAAACGATAGAGTTGCTACAGATAATTCTAAAATCGGTCAGATAAATGCTTTAAGCACTCTATATAAAAGTACTGTTGTTAATATAATCAATTACGATAAAACTACTGGTAAAATTGTTCTAAACGGAGGAATATCAACAATAGAAAATGTTCTTACTACAGGATTTGAATTTGATATAACTTGTTCTGAAAACCCAAAAATAGAGCCTACCGCAATCCCTGATGATTATATGTTTCTTTGTGATTTTTCTATTAATTATTTAACACCTAAAACAAATAGTCTTAATGAACGTTTAAAGACTGATTGGTTTCCTATTCGTTTAATAGATGATATTTATTTAGGTGATGCTTTAAATGATTTTATACTTGGACCAAGTTTTAGAAGTCCTATAGGTCACATAGTTAATAGAATGTCTGGTCACATTAGAATAGGTCTTTATATAGATAAAAAGAGAAACAACGTTAGTAGTTTACCTAATGGAGTTGCTCCTTATCAAGTAAGAATTACATATATAGCCAAACCTACGGTTGTAAAATATAATGAAGATGTTGGAAGTGGAAACAAGAATTGTAATTTGCCTGATTATCTTCACGATGATATTGTTAAACGTGCTGTAGATTTATATCATGCTAGTCTTAGTGGTAGTTTAATGTCTGCACAAGCTCAAGAACGTGCTCAACAACAAGAAGCTATGAGAAACAATTATCGTCAAGGTGATGTTTCTCAAGCTACTCAACAACAATAATTTATTTAAACTTTTAATAATATGAAACAATTACTTATAGTTACAAATAATACACTCGCTACTGCAGCTCCTGTTGATGGTCAGCTTGGTATTTATACTCCTGATGATGGACAATATATTACCACCATTGGGAATAAGGATTTTGTTCTAGCTCTTGGTCGTAAGGATTCAAATGCTATTACAATTCCTGTAGATGTAGCTCATCTTGAAGTAAAATTGTCTAAAGAGAATACACCTGCAACATTTGTAGGTAAAGTTACTCTTCCTGATGATGAACTTGTAGAAGATGGACTTGATTTTACAGTAGTTCTTACTAAACTTGGTATGCACTTCCATGAGCGCAATCAATGGTCAGTTACAACTACTGGTAGTCGCAAAATTGATACAAAAGATAAGCTTGGTGCTGAATTAAAGAAACAACTTGAGCAAAAACTTGATGAAGCACAATTTGGTCTTACTGTAGAATATTCTGCTGGAGTTCTTACAGTTAAAGCTAAAACTGGAGATTATACTGAATATGAGATTAGTGCTGGAGATGACCTTTATAGTCTTGCTACAGTAGACAATACTCGTGCTGTATCTCCTACATGTGATGCTGCTTATGTTCGTCAGCTTGCTTCTATGTGCGCACAGAATCGTGGATTTGACAACACCTACGCTGACGGTGTTAGTATTTATCCTGCTTATCCGATGAATGTTGTTGACAATACTAAGTATGTCGTTATTACACTTAGATTTTCTAATGATAGAAAGTATGGTCGTCAGTTGAATACTGAAACTGTTAATCAACTAGTTCATATTGCAATTCCAGCAGATAAAGCTGATAATATTAAGACTGCTTTTGGACTACAATAATATTAATGATACTAACATCCTTCTACGGGGGTGTTAGTATTTAATAATAAAATTATGGATGAACTTCAAACAGTTAATCAAATAGTTGGAGAAGCAGTTAAAGATTCATCTTATGTTACAGTTCTAATATCTAGTGGAGTATTCATTATGTACACTTTGATAATTAGACTTGTTGACCTTTTTAAAGCTAAGAATAGTAATAAACCTATTGTTCAAATGGCTCAAGCTATTCAAGAAGTTAGCGAAAATGTAGTTAAGTTAAATCAAGTTTTAGATAAAACTTTTCAAGATGCTGATAGTAAAGAACGAGCAAAACTTAAAAATGTTATAGAGATAGCTTTTGATAGTTTTAGAGTTCATTTAAATAATCATTGTATTGATGTAATTGCTCATAACAATATAGATAAAAATAAAGATTTTATTAAAGAGAATTTAATTAAATTCATCAGTACAGAGTATTATAAACTTTATAATATTCTTTCAGCTTATGAAATTGATTCGATTAATGTTTCTACTAAATTAAAAGAAGAATGGATTGATAATTTAACAAATGAATGTTTAGCTATCATTTATGATGGTCAAGATAATATAACACGTGTTAGTCAAATTAATAACAAACTTGCTATTATAATGAATGAACATTCTATATATGTGAATAATAAAATGTTTAATTAATAAGATGTTCTTATGATTAATCAAGAAGAGATTAGTAAAAGTGATTATGTTCTTTATAATAAAGAAACATATATTTTAAAATCAATAATTGTTTTAGAAAATAATGGTTATG